ACAAGCGCATACAACATTCTGTTGGCCAGCAACTTCTTGCCTGACCACATCTTTGTTTCACCAAACGTATGGCAGGCTTTGGGTGCACAGCTTGATGTTGATAAGCGACCAGTGTTCCCATACGTCGGTGCAGCTGGACTGATGGGCGTAAACGGTATGGGCTCAGCCGATATCACTGTGGCTAACACTTTCAACCCATTCGGCTTGAACCTTGTCGCTGACCGCAACTTTGCTGCTGGCACTATGGTTGTAGCTCGTGGCGCTGCTATTGAGTTTTATGAAAGCATTCGCGGATTGCTCACACGTGACGAACCATCAACATTGGGCAAGGTCATGAGCTATCACGGGTATGCAAGTCTGTTTGTAGCTGACGCTACTCAGGTTCAAAAAATCGCACTGGCTTAGTCTGAAAGGCGGCTACCGCCGATGGCTACATACACAGTCACTTTTAAGCAACTGCTAGACAACTATGCAGTGCTACAAACACTGACCGACACTGAAATTGAGGTGGGGCAATCCATCACTGTTACAAATGTTGGTGCACCCTTTAACGGCACGTTCGTTGTCTATGCCATGCCCAAGTATGAGTACATCGGCATAGACACAGAAGGTGATTTGTTATTTGACGCAAATGTCAGCATTCCTAACCAGGTGCTGTTTGCTTGCACCGGCACAGATGTTGGCCGCATTGCATCGGCTGGCACGATTACCTATACGCAGGATTGCACGTGGATAAGCATTGCTCAGCTGGTCACATATTTGGGTGTAGAAATTTTAAGCCCTTCTGATGACTACACGTTGGCTACGCAGGCTCGAAACGCAGCCAACGATTTCTGCTATCGCCGCAGGCAAGAGTCTGGCTATTTTGACAGCCTTACAACTTCACCTGGGCACGATGTCACGCTGGGCACCCTGATGTATGCAGCTGCACTTTGGAGAGCTCGAGGCAGCGTTCAAGATACCTTTGCTACCTTTGACGGAATGGGCACTGCAAGCGTCTCTGCGATGACTCCAATCATTAAGCAGTTACTGGGCATCCATCGCCCACAGGTGGCGTAGTGCCCTACACAGACCTACTCAATGAAGCCATAGATGATGTGGCAGCCAAGATTGCCACAGTCTCTGGGCTAAGGGTCGTAACAGACCCCACAAAGATTGTGCCTAACTGCGTATTTATTGACGCGCCATCTTTCACTGCCTTTGCAGGCAACGGCAACATCCTCAATGTGACGTTCCCAATTAAGGTGCTCGGATCAGGCCCAGCCAACCTGCCGGTGCTACGACAGCTGTTAGACATCACAGCCAAAGTTATTTCCAGCAAAGTAATCGTAATGAATGGCCAGCCGACTGCATATCTCATCGGTGGTGCAGAATATCCCTGCTACGACCTAGTAGTATCCGTACAGGCACAGACAGCGTAAGGCAGAAAATGTACACAATAATTAGTTCAAGAATTGGCACACCAGGCGACAAATTTGAGCCTTCCGAGGGCACCAACATTGAAGCCCTTATTGAAGGTGGCTTTATCAAATCCGACAAAACCCCATCCAAATCTGCTAAAACAGAAGAAACATCTACAGAGGATTAAACCATGGCTTCAGCAACATACCTTTCAAACCCCGGCGTATTGATTAACAGTGTCAATTTGACGGACATGTGCACAAGCGCAACCGTTCGAAATCGCGCCGAGGCTCTTGAAAGCACTGCCTTTGGCAGCACATCAAGGTCGTACGTGGCTGGTCTTTTTGATCAGGAAATAGTGTTGGATTTATATATGTCGTATGCAGCCACCGAAACTTACGCAACACTTGCAGCTCTTGTCGGCACAGTTACCACTGTCAAGGTTGCAACAACTGACGCTGCTTTGACTACCGCTAGTGCGACAGCCCCTCGATTTGAACTAGTGGGTACGTATTTAGAAGAACTTCCAGTCATCGATGCAACATTGGGCGAGTTAAGCACCATTTCAATTACGTTTCGCGGTGGAGTTCTTTCCACCATTGTTTCTTAACTAAAACACAAAGGGAAACCCGACATGAAACTAGAGCTTAAAGCCGATTTAGGCGAAGGCCCATTTACAGTTACAACCAACCTTTGGTCTGTTACCCAATGGGAACGCAAGTTTAAAACCAAAGCGTCAGAGATGGCCAACGGCATCGGCATAGAGGACTTAGCGTTCCTTTGCTGGTGCGCCTGCCAAACCCACGGCATTGTTGTGCCAATCGTCTTTGATGACTTTATTAAGAAACTGGTCAGCCTGGACATTGTGAGCGAGGAAACAGAACGCCCTTTCTCCGAGGCACCTACCGACATTCTTTAGCGGGGGTGCTTATTGCCACAGGCTTCTGGCCACGTGAGATAGAGTTCACCATTGATGACCTCTCGACAGTCATCAAACTCATTAACGAAAGTCGAAAGTAATGGCCACCAACAGTGTTGAAGTTTTAGGTCTTAAAGAGGCGCTAAAAGAACTAAACACAATGGACAAAAAACTGCGCCGCGAAATCACCCGAGACTTTAAGCAGATTGTCCAGCCAGTAATTACGGACGCAAAAACAATGCTGCCTTCTGGAGCCCCATTATCAGGTATGGCTAGATCGTGGAAAGGCAAGTCGGGCGCTGACATTATGTCGTGGTCTGCTAACAGGGTAAGCAAAAACCTCACAGCATTTACAAGTGGCAAAAGCGTCAGGGAAGCGCCTAGTGGCAGAATGCAAAACCTGGGCATTTTTGGTGTCCGGTGGAAAAGCCCCCAAGCCACAATTTTTGACATGGGCCGTGAAGGCGTTTTAGGGCAAAACTTGACTGACCGTTTTGGCAATCCTTCCCGCGTTATTTACAGGGCCTACAGAGATGCCAGCGATGACGTAGAACGCCAAGTCAAAGAGCTGGTCAATAAAGTCATGAAACTAACTAACAATGCAATGAGGATTCAATGAGCGTCATTCTTAATATCGTCTCGGCTTTTGATGAAAAAGGCATAAAAAAAGCACGCCAGGCTTTTGCACAGCTTGAGACAAATACCCAGAAGGCGACCTATGCCTTAAGCAAATACGGTGGCCCTGCTGCTATTGCCGCTATTGGCGCTATTACTGCTGGATTAACTAAAGCCGTTAAGGCAGCTGCTGAGGATCAGAAAAGCCAAGAGCAGTTAAAGATTGCCCTTGAAAACACTGTCGGAGCTAACAAAGCCCAGGTGGCTGCCGTTGAGGATTCCGTGACGGCACTTATGTTCCAAACGGCTACGGCAGATGACGCTCTTAGACCAGCCCTTGCAAAATTGGTAAGAGCTACTGGCGATGTCACGCAAGCACAGCGCTTGCTGAAAATTGGGCTAGATGTGGCTGCAGGCTCAGGCCGTAGCCTCGAAAGCGTGACCACTGCATTGTCACGTGCGGCACTTGGCAACTTCACAGCTCTTACTCGACTTGGCATCCCTCTTGATCAGAACGCTGTTAAAGCCAAAGACCTAGACGGCGTGCTTAGCAGCCTGTCGGGTTCATTTGCTGGAGCTGCCACAAAGAACGCGCAAACCTTTGAAGGGCAAATTACTACTTTAAAGATTGCTTTAGGCGAGCTTGAGGAAACAGTAGGTAAGCAACTAATCCCAGTTCTAAGCGACTACGCCTCAGTCCTTGTCAATTTGACAACAGACACCGGAACAGCTGACACATCAACTAAAAAATGGTTTGGCCGTATCACCACCGGCATTGCCGTACTAGCAAAAAACACTCCTGCTCTTGGGCCGTTGCTAACTGCTATTGGTTTGGTCAATAAAGAAGTGGGCCAACAGGCTGACTATCTTAAGCGCCTTAACTCTCCTACTAGCAACGTCACTAAAGTTGTCAAGGAGCTGACAGTTGCTCAGAACGACAACACAGCGAAAACCAACGCGTCAAGTGTTGCCAAAGACAAGGCCTCAGCCGCAGCAAAGAAACACGCTGCCGCTTTAGCAGCAACAAAGGCTGCAGCCAAAGAAGCAGCCCAAGCCATTAAAGACCAGCTGTTAGCCGAACTTGACAAAGCCACAGCCAAACTAGAAACAGCTCAAAACGCTTTCGAAAATTTTGCTAAAAGTGTGGGCTCTGCCGTTACAGAATCGTTTGATTTTGGCAAGGCACAAGCTGAGGCTGCAGACAATGTTGCTGATCTAAAAGACGCGCTAGATGTGACTGGCAAACCTTTAACCTTCCTAGACGCGCTTGAGCAACAGGCACAGAAGGCTAAAAACTTTGGAGTCCTAGTTAATCGACTTATCGCTGGTGGCTTGTCAGAGGCGGCTTTGACGCAGGTGTTGGCTGCAGGTACTAACAGTGGCACTTTGATTGCTGAGGAAATCCTTGGCTCTGCTGATGGCATTTTGCGCACTAACACTTTGACTGAGGCCATGACTGCCTTGTCTGATCAGTTGGGCAAGAACGCTGCCACTAAGTTTTACAATGCCGGTGTCACGGCTGCGCAGTCTTATTTGCAGGGTATTCAAAGCCAGCTCGGTATTGCACCTGCTGCTATTTCGTCTGGTGGTTTCAGCTTTGATTTTGCAAACCTTTTAGCTGGTGTCTCGGTAGGTGGCCTGGGCACTTTGATGGCTGACGGTGGTGTGGTCACACGCGCTACGACTATTACGGCGGGCGAGGCTGGCCCAGAAGCCATTATTCCTTTAGATCGCATGGGTGAGTTCGGCATGGGTGGTGGCAACAATGTGACTATCAACGTGAACGGTGGCGACCCTAACGCAGTGGTGCAGGCGCTACGCACCTACATGAGGCAAAACGGCTCTGTGCCGATTAGAACAAACAACGCTTTCTGATGCCTAAGAATTACAAAGTCGAGTATTCAACTACAGCCAACACTGGCACATGGGTTGAGTTAGATGATGTGCAGGACATCTCGTTCAGCATTGGCAGGCAATTCATGCTTGACCAATACAGCGCCTCCACAGGGTCGCTAACCATTCGCTACCCGACTGGATACGCCACACCTAACACGGCAATGGTGCCCGATACCTATGTCAGAATTTGGGGGCCGAACACCACAGATGGCAACTATGCGATGTATCACGGAATCATCAAAGATGTAAGCGTAACTTATGGCATTCCGTATGTGGGTGGTGTGGGTCAGGCTGACTATCTGAATGTGACCCTTGAGGGTGGTTTTGCTCAGGCTTCTCGTATGTCAGGTCAAAACTATGCAATGGCTGCAGGCGATTTTTATACGCAGTGCAACACGGCCAGCACCCAAACAGGCTTGTCTATTGGCATTAGCGCCACTACGCCACAGATGGCTGCTTCAACAGTGTCGGGTACTTGGGGCGACTGGATAAACGCCTCGCTAGTAACTATCAACGGCAGAATGTCCGACTGCACAGGTTATAACTTCATCAACTTGAGTGGCCCTTTCAATGCTCGTACTTGCACAGTGAACTTTTCCGACGTGGCTAACAATTCAACTAATCAGGTCTATGACCAAGCAGACTTTGGCGCGTTGTCTGACAACTTCTACACACAGATAACAGTTGACCCTGCCGACTATGCAGGCCAGACCGTCACTAACGTGGGCGCTACTGTTCCGTACCGTACTTACACGGTGAACACGTTGTCTGCTTCTGCCGGTCAGGCTCTTGACCAAGCCAACTTTCTGTTGAGTCAGTACGGCACACAGAAGTTTGCTTTGACCAGTGTTTCTTGTTTGGCTGAGGCTCAGAGTTCTTTCCAAATGGATTACATGGGGCTTACGACTTTTGGTTTTTTGGTTGGGGCGAGGGTGTCGGTCACTTTCCGTGGCACTGTGTACTACTCAATTATTGAGGGTGTGAGGGTGACTGCAACTCCTGAGTCAAGCCGTTACACCTTTTATTTGTCGGGCGCTGACCTAAACAACTACCTCATTCTCAATGACACGGTGTTCGGCACGCTCGATAACAACAAGTTAGGATACTAAACATGGCTACACCACCAGACTTCACCACAGGGGCTGTGCTCACTGCAGCGCAAATGAGCGCCATTGGTTTATGGCGTATCACGCCTACCGTTTCAGGTACTGGCGTGACTGTGGCCTCAGATGGTTCAGTTACATTGACAGCAGCGCCCGACCCATTTATCACAGCGTTTAGTGCTGATTTTCGCAACTATCGCATTTTTACAACTATTACTGCTTTTGGTGGTGGGTCTGCTGCTGTTGTGATGAGAGTTGCTAGTGGCACAACGCCAAACACCACTGCTGCCAACTATAAGAATGTTGGTGGCGAAACTGCCTATGGTGGAGCATCAGTAAGCGTCGTTACTAATAATGGCGCTAGTGCTTTTTGGAATGTTGGCCGTGTTGATGGCAGTTTACAATTTGGAAGCATAATCACAGACGTGATGAACCCTTTTGCTTCTACTTACAGTTCATTCAACTCAACTTTTAGAGACGGTGGTTTCAGTGGCTATCAAGACGGTTTAGTAACTGTCACAACTTCTTATAACGGTTTCAACATTCGCACAAACGGCACAAATACCTTGACAGGTACTATTGACGTGTTTGGATTCAACTAATGAAACGCCTAGCCCTGATTAGCCTGCTCGCCATCACCCTCACAGCCTGTGCAGACCGTACAAGAGTGAACTGCGAACGCATCAAAAACAAAGCCCCCGAAACCATCGGAACACAAACACAAATAGGAGGAGGACGTTGTGGCTAAGGAAAGAATGACAAACGAAGAAATCAAAGCACGCATAATCCTGTTCGTTGCAGCTGGACTCAC